TTAGCTCGTCTTTCTTGACTACGCTCTATTGATTTCCAGATACCATTAAATATATGTTTCATTGCAAACTCTCCTTATAATGTGTTGCTAAGTATATTATAGCACCACTGAACTAAGGGGAGTTTTGTTATTTAGTAATAGCCGTTATGCATTCTTTCTTCGTATAGAATCCGTAACGCCATTCTTATCTTCTCTACTAATACGTTTTATCCAACATGCATCTCCAATACCAAATAACTTGGATATAGTAGATTGCCATACACCTTTACTCTTCATCTGCTGAACCAGATCAATATTATCTAATACCCAATCCCTGTTCAACTTCAGGGCTTCATCTGATGATGGTGAAACATAAGACAATTCATTACCAGGAACATAAGAAGTAAGCTTCGCTAAACTTACCTGTGTATGGTAATCAGAAAAACTAAGCATAGTGAAAGATTTGTAATCTCCACTGATATCAAGCTCATCCGCAAACTTAATAACCATATGATTTGTGTTCCTATCAAAAAACATAAACACATCAGCACGAGCTTTATTCCGTAATCCTGAAAAGTTAATCTCTTGCTTTACTCGACCCGTGTTATTTCTAGGAGTAGATGATTTAACTTCTACCCTAAAAAACTTACCATCAGGACATTCGCATAATATATCATAACCCGCTGCATCTTTTATTTCTGCTTTAAAACCAACAGTGGATAAATAATAACAAGCTAGATGCTCATATATTCTTCCAATGGATGACCAATCAGTAACCGCATCCTCATCATGTACGGATACTGGCGGTATAGTTACTTTTCGATTAACAGCCCAATCAATCATCTATAATATTAAACAAATCATCTACAGCATCTACGCTGTTCTCAATACGCCCTGCCGATGCTCTAAGCATTTCAGCCATACGGCTAAACTCATGTGCAATCGTATACAGGCGCTGGTAGCCATCAATGTTGCCGTAAAACTCACACAAGTCTTCAACAACACCTTCAAGGTCTACCTTAACTTCAGTAGCCTCATCTTCATCTCCTGCGTACAGGAAGGTAACAATAGAACTAACACCATCAGCATCTACTACAAAATCATGATCTACGTGTACTGGAAATGTGATGGAGGTATCTGAGCCATATCCACTCATAATATTCTCTCAATAAGAAACAGCCTAAATAAATAGCCTGTACCTTACCTTAACTAAGTGGCACTACTAAGTCAAGGTATTTACAACATCCTGATCAAATAAACCCTGTACCCACACGATGTTGACATAACCACAAGCTACAGAACTGCTGCTCTCAAGCATGGCCTACTTTACTGTTCCATTTCCCCAATCTCTGGTGGGGTCTGTATACGGTACGGGTATACCCCCCACTGGCACTTCCCCCCTCTAAGCTATTGATATTGTTATATAATATATATGTATACTTTAAGGCCACAACTATAAAGTTATAGGGCTTTAAGCTTTAATTGCCTGTATAATATAACGATTGTTTAAAAAAGTTTTTGTAAAAAGTTAATGTTTTTTAGCCAGACCAGGATAAAGCACATAAAAATTACATTGTGCAAAGCGAGTGACGAATCACACAAGCAAGGGCGGAGGTTCATTGCGTGCATGAACTGGTAAGCTTTATGCAGCCTAAAAGTAAACGCCCTTGCTAACGGCTATATAAGCCACACACAAAGCCACTAGTTAAGGCTTGCTTGTATACCTAGCTAAAAGATATTTAAGGGCGTGTATGGTGGTTTATATCTAAGCGTTAGGCATAAAAAAAGCCTTACCAAATGAATGATAAGGCTTTTAAAGCTTTATGTTTGTTTTAGTTATTCGTCTTCATTCCAAAAGCCTTGGCCTTCGTGATCCTTTGGCTTTGTTCCATCTTTCCATTTGCATTCAGAATTAATTACAAGATTAGGGAATATTTTATCAGTTCCATATTTCTGATTTAAATGAATACCCTTCATTCTATCACTACCGAGTCCATTCATTTCAGCTAATAGTTCAAAATAATCTTTACCACCAAATTCACCATATCCTTCATAATTGGATTCTATCCAAACATTACCTTTATTATCTAACATAAAAATAGTTTGTTTTGGTTGTCCGCTGTAAGCATTCCAAATTGGTTCATTTGTATCGGTTGTATACCACGAAAAAACGCCCATTATTCTGACTCCTCATCATGATCATCTATTAAGGACAAAAGGTTTTCCAACTCCCAATTAAAAGCTTTTGCTTTCCAACCGTCATAAGCTTCACAATAACTTGTGTCTAAAAAGTATGATTCAACTTCATTACTACCTTCATATTCAAAGCAATCATCAAGAATAAATAACCATCTGTTACCTTGCTTTTTAACTACCTTATAAGTTAGCTTTCCATCTTCAAGTTCAATTCCACGATTACCAAACCATTGCCGTAAATCGTCTTCTTTCATGTTAATACTTGATGTAACAAAATGTACTACTTCTTTAAAATCATTAGTACCAAGCTGACATTCATCTAAATCATCATTTTCAACAATAAATCTAGGCATTAAATTATCATCTGTTACATCAACACCATCAACAATTTTTCTTTCTTCTGAAATATATAAATCTTTACCAAATATATTTTTAGTGTTTTCTATGCGCTGATGTAAATCGTGGCTATCAATCCAGATTTTATAACCATTGTATTCATAACTAGGTAATTCATCATGATGAAAGCTTGTGCATTCCCAATTATCAGGAATATCTAAATCAGTTATATATGTGTCCCAATTCATTTGCCTGACTCCTTTATTTGCTTTTCTTGTTCATGTATTTTTTTAATAGTTCTTATAGCAATGGAAAGTCTATGTAAGTAATTAGAATGTTCTTCTAAATCATCCCATCCAATACCTTTATGATAATTACCTACATCTTGTCTTGAAATTTTGAATTCAAAGCCTTCATCAGTTTGTTCTTCAATAAAATGATCAAGGCAAACATTAATTGCGTTTAGTTCTTCATTATCAAATTCTAATAGTTTCATTTTGGTCAATTCCTTTTGTGTTTTATTTGATTAAAAATGGTATGAATAGTGAAGCATATACGATTCCGAATAGGCAAAGGCATGCTAGAAAATCAGCTATGAATTCTTTAATCATTTGCTTTTCTTTCAATCTCTAATTCATGAATCCGCATTTCATCTTGTACTCTTTTTCTTGCGGCGCTTATTAACCTTTGTTCAAAGGCTTCATAATATTCAGGATTTCTTAAACGTTTATCATTGCGATAAGCGAAAACAAAAACCGCTAAAATAGTTGTAATAAGTAACAAGCAAATGATTAATAATAGTGTTTGCATGATTAAAGCCTTTCACATTTATTTAAGAATTCGATTTTGCTATTTGCGGTTATCAATTCAACAATTGCTAATGTAAAAACTTCTGATTTTTTAGAAGCTTTTTGTGCAATATCTTTTTCTATATCTTGTAGTTTTGAATCTGATTTCAACTTGCCCTTAAATATTTTGGTATTTGAAGAATTGATATCAACTAACGCTTTATAATACATGGTCGGTTTTCCTTTTGTGTTTAAGTTAAAGGCAAAGTTTGCGCCCTTAACAATAATTAATGTATTTTTGGTATTTAGTAAAGCCACTCTATTATATGGCTTAAAATGTTTGGTCTATTATCCAAAGCCAAACAACAACAAAGCCTACAAAGGCATAAATATAAAGCATTAGGCAACCGCCCTTAATGGAATAGATTCAGGATTGTCTATTATAAACGGACTCTTGCTTGCTTGTATTGCTTTGCCACCCTTTAACTTTAAACCAACTATAACTTTCCCTGAATATAAGTTCACTAAGTCTGATTTGTCCCCATCAATAACTTTTCGGTTTAAGTATGTGGAAGGCATTCCACCACGAAAAACAACAGTTATAGGAAAGTCTGTTTTCATTGCTTGTTTAACTTGTGGTTGATACTTTTCAGCGGCGCTATATGAAAACATAAGTTTATAATTATCAGGCGTTTTTCCTAATCGTCTTGCTACCTTAGTATAGTCATAAAATAACGAGTTTTTAAATAGTTGCGGAATTCCGTATTTTTCCCAAGCAATATCTGAAATCGTATTTAAACGAAACGCCGCAAGTTTTCCTTTTTTTGCACATTTCAATTCAAAAGCGGCTATTTCTTTTTTTAATTGTTCAAGAAATATTTCTTTATCCGAATGCCATAAATCCGTCTTGCTTTGTCTTGCTTTTGCAACTGAATGCATTTGACCACGTCCTGAACTTACAAGACATTCATGAACACAATTTGCCATGTATTGTTGTGGACATATTACAAGATCAGGCATTAATGACAAACTGGCAATATTATATTCAGTTCCGTTTTGGGTTTTCATTATTTTGGTATTGGATGCATTTGTGTTTAATAGTTTCATTTTATTTTTTCCTTAATAGGTTCCTGTTTTGTGTCTGGTGTTGTCCTGGTCAGCTTTTAATATTGGTTAGATATAAACTAGGATAACGCCACCTTATTAAGCTGCATTCAATTTTTTAACAATATTATTTTTTTTATATAATTATTTTTTATATTTTTTTTAGTTGCTACCTGGTCTAGGCATTGTTATGCATGTACTCAGTCTCATCCAGATACCATATGTATTATCCGTGTATACTGATTTGACGTGCGAGTAGTTTTTAATATTTTTTAAAGGAGGCTTAATGATCATCGATAAAGTACAGGCAAGGGAGTTAGGAGAAGCTATCATTGACGCAGCAGAGGCTGTAGAAACAAGAAAACAAGATCAACACATTGTTATGGTAGGTGATAAAGCAGTAGCTATACCATACCACCCTGCTTATGCAGATGAGTACGAATCAGTCGCTATTATTAAGTATTGACGTGCGAGTAGTTTTCCAAAAAAGAACCCCCCAGTATGGAAATACCGAGGGGCTGAGACGAGGAAGGGTAGTCTGGGAGAAGTGACTACACCTGAAGTATAACAAAGCCACCTAATAAAGCAAGTATTATTTCATGTATTGACATTACTAATGCCACCTAATAGCTTTAAACAAGTTATGAGGCCAAGGAGATAGTTATGTCAAAGATGAAATACATTACAACACGTAAGCTAACAGACGGCAGTATAAAGTGGGTTGTTAGCCCACCTACCTATGTAAAAGCAGCTATAAATGCTAAGTATAAGTGCTTCGACAATCAAACAGATGCTACTGAGTATTCTATCTTTGTTAGTGAGGCATATATTGACCACCGAAGAGGTGTAGAAGGCAAAAAATACATAGAAGATGATACAGTTGCTGCACTAGTTAATGCCTACAAGGGTACAAACAGTTGGACGCAGCTAAGTGCTAACTCTAAACGCACCTACGATCAATTATTACGCTGTATGCAGAACCTTCGGGTTGGTGAAGCACGTAAACCATTCCAAACAATGCGTGTTCACAATATAGATGTATCATACGCAGAAGCTTTGTATCAGCAGCTAACTAAAGATGTCAGTATGCACAGAGCTAACCACACTTGTAAGGTTCTAAGACGTGTTTGGACTGTAGGTGATCGTCTTGGCATGGTTAAAGCTAATCCATTTAGAAACATGGGTCTAAAGAAAACCCCTGCCCGAAAAGTTTTATGGGAACAGGAGCAAGTACAGGACTTTATAGATACTGCGGACAATATGGATCTACCTTCTTTAGGTACGATGGCTCTTATGTGCTACGATTTGTGTCAGCGACCAGGTGATATGCGTAAAATGACATGGAATAAGTTCCGTGATCAGATGTTTGGCTTTGAGCAAGAGAAGAACAAGACATGGGTCGATATCCCTGCATCACCACGCCTTATAGATCGTTTAAACAATGCCAAGATAAGTAATTCTCATGATTGCATTGTTTATTATGAAAGAACAGGCAAACCATATGATCGTCGCCAGTACAACAAAGTGTTCTGTCGTATCAGAGAAGCAGCCAACTTACCCAATGTATTACAAATGCGTGATCTAAGACGCACAGGAGCTACTGAGATGGCTGAAGCAGGATGTACTGAAGATGAACTACGCTCAGTAACAGGCCATCAAAGCCGTGACGTTCTATCTATCTATGTACGCCCAACTAAAAAGCTTGCGGCAGCAGGTATCAACAAAAGATTTGGATAAATAATGATTAAAGCAACACTAATAGACTACATGGGTTCAGACTTATCAGTTGTGAACGCAGCACGAGTATCTTTCGGTAATAAGCACGAGGTATTTAAAGATAAGAAAGACACTAAGCTTATTAAGTTCCTAGCAAGGAACAATCATGTGTCTCCATTTGGTCATGCGTTTGCTTCTTTCCATGTATCAGCACCGATCTTTATCGCTCGTCAACTTGTTAAGCATAAATTCCTGCGCTGGAATGAGATCTCTAGACGATATGTATCCAATGAACCTAAATTGTATGAGCCAACTACCTGGCGTGGTAAATCCCACGATAAGAAGCAAGGATCATCAGATACAGTTGTTATTGAAGGTGTAGAGATACGAGCTACTCAATCTTATGATATCTCTCTGTACAAACATTTATTAGATATGGGTATTTGTGAAGAGCAAGCAAGGATTGTACTCCCTGCTAATCTAATGACCGAATGGTATTGGTCTGGTAGTTTAGATGCCTTTGCAGATATGTGTAAGCTGCGCTGTACTAGCGACACACAGAACGAAACAAAAATAATTGCAGACGAGATCAGCGATATAATGAAAAGATTATATCCAGTATCTTGGGATGCATTAATGGATTCGAAGTGAAAAAAAAATAAAGTTGACACGTAAAACATTAACTTTTATTAACTTAACTCAACTTGTATCACTTTGAAATATAAAAATTCAATGATATCAATCTATTGGTTGCGGGAGTAGGATTTGAACCTACGACCTTCAGGTTATAGGTAAATCGTTTATTTTCAATGGGTTACAGGCCACGTAAGTTACTGTACCCATAACTCCGCCACCTAATAAAGTGGTTGACTTATTCACAAAGTGCAGTAGCCTGCGGCTAACCCGCCTAGGGTTAGTTTAACTACTAACTGTTGAGGAAGAGTAATGAGCAAAAGAAAGATAAGAAGCCTAAAGGCCATAGAAGACTATACAGAAACTACAATGAGGCCGTGCCAAACATGTCATAACTTAATCTGTGTAGGTGATTCTGCGGTACTGGTTGTGTATATAGCCGACCCTAAATTTAAAACAGGCTTAGATGAATTAGATAAAGAGTTTGAAGAAGATGGCTCTTACTTATTCCATCATAATTGCAGAGACTGTGGAGAGATAGCCAAGGTAAAATATAATGTCCAGTTATCGTGACCAGGTTGAATATGTTAAATCAATAATACTAAGAGAAGGTGATCGGCATACAGCCGATTGCCCGTTCTGTGGCGGTAAAAACAAATTCACATTAGATAAGTTTGATGGAAAATTAATCTGGAACTGTTATCGTGCATCCTGCGGTGTAAAAGGTGCGTATACTGGTAAAAGGAATATCAATGCAGCTAAATCTTATCTTGAAGGTAATGCTACCCAGCGCTTCAAAGCTAAATACAAAGAAATACCAACCTTAACTACACGAGTTACCAACCATGAAGCTGCTGTTAGTTATCTCAAGCACGTTAACAGCTATGATGCTTACCTACGTGGCGATATAAAGACCAGGTACGCTCTTAAAGAAGATCGTGTACTGTTTTATAACCCTGAAGGTACAGGCGCTGTAGGTAGATCCTTACGCCCTGTTAGAGCAAAGTGGTGGAGCTATGGGGATCTATCTACTGGCATACCTGTTGGTACTGGTAAGCACGCAATACTTGTAGAAGATGTTGCATCAGCTTGTAGCGTGTCTAATGTGGTAGGATTTGTCGGAATTGCGCTACTTGGTACTAACATTACTAAAAGTATAGTTAAAACACTTAGTAAGTACGAAAAAATAACATTAGTTCTTGACAATGACGCATCTCTTAAAGCAATATCTATTTCAAGGAAGCTAAATATGCATTGTAACGTAAGATTTACCAGACTTGATTTAAAATATCTTACTGCACAAGCAATTGAAGATTTAGTTATGTAGAAAGCTAGCAACTATACGTCTAGTAGAAAGGTATTATAACAATGCGGAATGAAAATAATATGGCTCGATGCTCAAGTGGATTTTATGGGGTAAAAGTTAGTAGTTGGTGTAATACCACACGATCTGGGCCAAACTCTTAATAAATTAAATTTTAATAGTTTATTTATAGGAGATAGGTATGGATTGTAGGAAACATATACATATAAAACAATTGCCCAAACATCCGATTTGGAATAAAATTGAGAAACTTGGATTTGCAAGTCACGGTAGCCACGGTAGACGTGTTACAAATTGGTGTAATCCCTTCACTGGCCCACCTAAATACCTATTGAAATAAATTTTAAATCAAACTACATGCATACACGTTAGCGCATGTAATCATTTACATATTATATTTTTATAGGAGATCGACATGAAATGTCGTGGAATAGTAGTCATAGACTACGATATTAACGGTGGCTTTTTAGAAGCTGCGGAAGAACAAAAGAAATTAGAAGATGCCATTGCATCTATCGTGAAAAATAACAAGCGAGTTGTTTTCCACCAAGTAGATATGAAAGAGCGTCGAGGTGATCAATCACCAGATATTAAGAACATGAAATTTAGGAATAGCTAACTTCCTGATTTAAAACATTAATTAAAGAAAAATGCCTCAGTCGAAAGATTGGGGCTTTTTTTATTTCTACTAATGGTTATTACTAGGGGCATAATAAAATGTCACAAGGAAGGGCAGAGCAGTGGAAATACAATTAATAAAGACGTTACTTAATAATAACACTTACTTAAACACAAAACCTAGATTACGCCGATCAATATTCTCAGATGAATTAGCACAGATTTATACTTTACTGGGTAAAGCGCATACTAAATACGAAACAGATATTAAACCTGATGATCTATATTCTCTTTGGCTAACAGAGAACCCTGTTGCGACAACGGCAGAGATAAATGACTTCAGAGATCTCGTTGATCAGTTAAAGTATGCAGATAAAATCACAGATACTATAGCTACAGATGTAATCGAAAGCTTATGGCGCAGAGAGATTGGCAGAGACATTGCCAACTTTGGTATCAATATGTCTGAAGGTGATACCACGGCGATGGGCAATCTTATATCCCTGCTAGAGCGTACCAAAGATAGCTACATGCCTGATGATTTTGGTGAGCCAACTACGGATGATATCTACGAGCTATTAGCTGAAACATCCAATGATAATCGTTGGCAGTTCAACATAGAAACTCTTAGCCGCAATGTTTATGGCATCGGCCCAGCGGAATTTGGAATTATCTTTGCTAGACCAGAGACAGGTAAGTCTGCATTAGCTATTAGCTTTTGTGCTGCACCTGGTGGGTTCGCTCAACAGGGCGCAAAGGTTCTGTATCTTGGTAATGAAGAGAAAACCACACGCACAAAGCTGAGAGCTATCCAAGCCTGTTCTGGCATGACCCGTGAACAGATTGCAGACAATCCTGATTTAGCTATGAGCAAATACCTATCGATCCAAGACAGAATAATCATGAAGGATGTGCAGGAATGGGATTTAGATACGATCAATGGCTACTGTGAAAAGATAAAACCTGATGTAATTGTAATAGACCAGGCAGATAAAATTAATATTGCAGGTAATTACAATGCTTCTCATGAACGCATCAGAGAGTTGTATCGAAGCTTACGTGAATTAGCTAAACGCCATGACTGTGCCTTGCTAGGTATCAGTCAAGCAAGTGCTGATGCTGATGGGCGTACTCGTATAGACTTCTCGATGCTTGAGGGATCAAAGACAGGTAAAGCAGCGGAAGCTGATCTGATCATCGGTGTAGGCAAACATAATGCATCTGAAGATGATAATCCTGATCACACACGGTTTATAAACATAAGTAAGAATAAGCTTAGTGGTTATCACGGTTGCGTCATTTGCAACATCGAGCCTGAAGTCAGCAGGTATGTTGTATAATGGGAAAACGATCAAACTTTGAAAGAAATCCAAGAGATTATTATAGAACCCCTCGTGAGGCTGTATTTCCTATTTGGCCTTACCTTCAGGAGCATCAAACCTTCTGCGAACCGTGTGCAGGAGATGGTGCATTAATCAGATCACTACAAGAGATTGGGCTGACCTGCTCAAGCGCATACGATATTGAGCCACAATCTAATGGCATTGATATCCAAAATGCCTGTGAGATTACTGAAGAGCATTTATACGATGCAGATCTAATTATCACAAACCCACCGTGGGAGCGTAAGCTTCTGCATCCTATGATAGAACGGTTCTCAGACCTTAGACCTACGTGGCTGCTGTTTGATGCTGATTGGGTACACACTAAGCAAGCTATTCCATTCATGCCTCGCCTAAGAAAGATCGTAAGCGTTGGTCGTGTGAAATGGTTCGACAAAACCGCAGGTAAAGATAACGCCTGTTGGTATTTGTTTGATCGCCACGATGAAACTTATGCAACGAGATTTTATGGGAGAACGTGATGAACATATTAGTTTTGGATTTAGAAACAACTGTTCAGACCTTGGGTGGAAAGACGGACAACAGCCCGTACCATCCTGATAATAAATGTGTAAGCGCCCACTTTGGTTTCATTGGATGGGAAGGTGTAGATGAAGTAACGAACCTTGTATTTCATCATAATGAACAGGACGTTCCTGATAGCCCAGCGCAGATGCAAGAAGCACTAAATAAGGCTACGCTGCTTATCTGCCACAATGCAAAGTTTGATGTTACCTGGTTATTAGAAATGGGCTTTAAAATCCCTGATAAAGTGTATTGCACGATGATAGGTGAATACATCTTATCTAAAGGGCAGAAACGTCCGTTGTCGCTCAAAGCAATAGCTGAACGCAGAGATGTTACACGCAAGAAGTCTGACCTTGTAGATGATCTATTCAAGAGTGGCACTGGTTTTGAGGCTATGCCTTTGGCTACAGTATTAGAGTACGCAGAGGCTGATGTTATATCCTGTGGTGAAATATATTTATCTCAGCAAGACGAGTATGCAGCTAAAAGCAATCTATCATTAGCAGAGACAGTGAAGCTGAGTAATGAAATGCTGTTGTTCTTAGTAGAGATCGAAAGAAACGGCATAAAGATTGACCTAACTAAGTTGGATGAAATCAAACAAGAGTTTATGCAAGAGCAACAGGATCTCAACAAACGCTTAGAAGAGATAGTCGAAGAGGTTATGGGCGACACGCCTATCAACTTAGCATCGGGCGCTGATATGACTAAGGTTGTATACAGCCGTGAAGTACTAGATCGTAATGACCACAAACAGGTCTGGAACATTGGTGTTGGGCCGACAGGTAAACCATTATA